TGTGTATTCAAGGCCATCAAAGGTCACTGTCTGTTCTAATGGTGGTTTCTTTTCAAGCTCTTCTTGTCTTGCGATAACAACCACATCGCCAATCTGATATTGACTAAATACCTTATCCATTGGTCTTTCAGATTTTGATGGATTCGTTAATGCAGCAGAGCATGAATAGGTGTTCTCTGTTGTAATTCTAACGCCTGTCTCTCTGTCTATTGCGCCAGAGATTACTTCAGTCCAAGATAATTCATAGAATGCGTCTGCAAAAAATTCACTGGCTTGAAAGCTTTTAAATAGCTCATTAAATATCTCATTTGCACCAGCCATTAACCTCTCCCGACAGTCATTGAGTATTTACCAGTCCCTGATGACACGTATGGCTCAAGAACGAGAGAAACTTCATCTTGAATTATTGAAGGCTTTGCACTTAGCTGTGCATTTGGAGAAAAGTATTCTTGATATCCAAGTCCATCCATGCCCTGCTTTTTAACGCCGGTAACACTATTATCTGCAACTCGATTTGACTGCAAAACATACCAAGCTTGAAGTGCTGTTGCTTCTGCAATTTCTTTTGGGAAGATAGTGTAATCTGTTATCGATACTCCACGAGAATCGTACAAATAAAGCCTTGGGAAAAACAAAGAATAAGTTTCGTCGTACAACTCACCATTAAATGATTTGCCGTAGACAAGATCAATCTGCTTGGTTGCAGTAATGACTGCTTTTGCTATTTCTTCATCGGTTATCGTGCCAATGATCTTGTATGGATCAGTAAGCCAAAATACTTTTGTATCTGCCACAGAAACATAAGAGTTAGCTGTTGCACCAACATCTGAAATAACATCGAACCCAGTAAAATTTTCTGTAGCCATAAAAAAAGCCTATAAAAGTATAGGCTCTATTATATCATTGATTAAAATTAAGATTTGATGAGACTACTTTGTACCGGTAATTTTAAGTTTATAATGCGTAGCACCGACAATGCCTGCTGGTGTTACAGTTACTGTTTTAATAGGCCCAGCAGCACTCGCATAGTCACCTAGAGATGTACTGTCTATTGATCCATTAGTGAAGTCACTATCATCACCTGCACCATCAATTCGACCAGTCACTGTTAGAGTTCCAGCAGATGGCGTCACTTCTGTGATGTATTGATCAGAGTAATAGGTTGCTGCCGCAGTCCAATTAGAGAACTCCTTATCAACACTGATTGTCTGTGCAGATCCAACAACTCCCATCACTGTATATGTTCTTGCCATGTTCTTGCCTCGAAATTTTATTAGTTTGAATTATATCACATTAGTTGGTCTTAAAGCGCCATAAGCTGGAACCAATACTTTAGGATCCTCTGGTTCATAACCGTAAGCTGGAGGCAGTGAATTAACAGCTCTCCAAACAATGCTAATCATCTGCGTGTTACTCGTTCCTGCTGCGTTGGTAGCCGTTACCGTGATAGTCTCTGTTTCTTCAGTATCGTTAGCAAGCCGTGTTAGTGCACCCGCATTACTTAGCGAGTAACTAGCTTGATCAGCGCCTCCAGTTATCGTCCAGCTCGTTGCAGCATCACCGCCTGCGATTGTAAGTGTTCTGCTTAGTGCTTGTCCTACTTTTGCGTAGATTGTCTTTGTTGGTGCCAATACAGGCGCTAATTGCGCTCTAGTCGTTACGCTGAATGAATCGCCAGCTACACCACCTGATACAACTCCACCAAACGAAGCACTGGCTTGCAGTCTGACGTATATTGTAACACCGTTACCAGCGTTTACACTTGCGCCGAAACCTGATCCTGAGCTTAGCGATACTTCGGCGGTACCTGTTGCAGTCCAATCGATTGCAGTTGTGATTCCACTTGTAACGAATGATCTAGTCACATAAGCGCTAGGCTCAGCACCTGTTGTGTCAGCTCCTAAGTCTGGTACATCAGGCGTAACATCGTGATTAACTGTGACTGTTCGCGTTACTTGGTCAGCCGCATTGCCTGCCGCATCACTTACGTTGTAGTATTTGTAATAAGTCCCTACTGTAGTGTCATCAACCGAACCAGTCACTACGATATTTGCAGTTATATCGCCGTCAACATTATCGCTAGCCGTTGCACCAGCATCGACCCAAGTATCACCGGCTGTAATTGTGTCTGTACCGCTAGTTAATGTTATTACTGGCTTGGTTACGTCTGGGCCAGTGTATGCACTTAGATTTAGTGTGTATGGATACCAGAAAACACCGCCACCCAATCCTCCAGCATCAAACTTGCCAATAACCAGGTCAACACTAGCGGCATCTGTGTAAAAATACCCATTTTCGAGAACTTCTGTGCCGCTAACTATTGGGTAGTAAACTAGGTCATTGTGATTTAATGATATGCCACTTATTTCATCATTTAGCGTGCCAGCACCAGTGTCTGGGAACGTCAATTGGGTTAATGAATAGCCTGTTCTTGATCGTATTATTATATTACCAAAATCAAGCGTTCCTGCGTCGTACTCAACAGTTAGCGTCAAAGGGTAATTCAAATTAAATAAGTGCGATACGTCGGATAATGCTGTTAAGTCAGTTGGAACAACTAAATTTGGGAGCGTGCCGGTATATGGTACGCTTACACCATTAATATAAACAACGGGAGTTCCTGTCAATCCATCGCCAGTGTAAATATTTATTGATGTTCCTTCGTTAACATCGGTATCAGCACTTGGACTGCCACCGCCAACGACTGACCATATAGGGGTACCAGCACCAGCAAAGCTAGGATTATCACCATCAACAGTTTCGCTGATCGGTGGAGTAGCTGACTCACCGTCGAAACTAAAAATCATATTATTCGCGGTATTAACGTTGTCAATAAAGCTAAATGCGCTAACAGTCAGTCCACTGAACGTATTGAAGTTTTCACCCAAGTTACCAAAAAGCGGTACTGTGTGCCAAGTTGCTGCTGATGTTCCTACACCCTGAGATACGCCGTTTATGTACAGAGTAGGTATTGTTGCTGCTGCTAACTTCTCTATCTTGATCGTATTTACATCATCAAAAACAACATCAGATAGAAAACTACCCCACGAAACACTAGCAGCCGCTGCATTCTGCATAGTGAATGATGTAGCACCTCTTGAAAAATAAATCCGATTAGCGCTTGCACCTTGAGCAATTGTGCCCATTAGTCGCTCATTTGATGTATCGCCACTTGGCATGTAAACGCTAAAATTAAGCTCCCAGTCACCTTGCGAGCTACCGTTTAGGGTGTTGACCAATGCGTTAGCAAAAACAATGCGGCAATTTGTGAGCGTTACTTGATTAGCCATTTATTACACTCCATACTTAAGTAGGACGCGATCCTCAGCGCCATCATTATTCGGCCCAACTCTATCCAGCAAGAAGTACCAATGTCCGCCAATCGGGTCAAAGCTTGCACCAATCATCATGCTATATCCTTCTGGTACATACTCAGCGTCAACAATCTCCATGAATGGCAGATTTAAAACGCCAAAGTCATACGGTTCTATATCCCATGGATTTGTCGCAGCTAAAACGTCAGATTTTTTAAACAACCAGTAATAATTATATCGGTCTGATTTAACGAAAGGGGAGTCACCACCGCTCAATGGGTCGCCTGCGTCATTTGCAATTTTGTATTGCTCACCCCATCGCAAGCCATCATTTTTACCAACGCACATTATCGTATCGGTGCTTGGCAAAAATGCCATCGACCTAATAGTTGTTGTCTTGTTATACACAGCATTAGTTATTGTTGCATGATCAACACCCATAATGTGAGTCGCACCAGTAGGATCATATGGGTAATTCATAAATATACCCTGATCAGAAATAGCACCATTTAAACTTGGATTAGCTGTTAAATCAGTTAAATCTAGACCTCGACAACTAGGCCCGATGCTCAGTGACCCATCAATAGAGTCGTTAGCTGCATAGCCATAGAAGTGTGCACAACCAAACGCCGCTTGATCTTCTGTTGGAATTGAGCCAATCCAACCCGCTGCGGATCTACCACCAGCCAAATCATACAAGCCATCAATTGAACTTGTTGAAATGCTTGTTTTGTCGTTAATAACAACCGTAGTTTCAGGTCTGTTTAAGTTGTCATACCAGTTGATTGCATTAACTATTAATTCTGAATCGGTACCGTTCGAGTAGATCCCAGTTATTCTGTCCAAATACGGAAATCCAACAGCCTCATCTGATCCTAAAAACACGTTATAAAATGGCTGTGTGTTTGTTGCTACATTAAGCGCACTATGATCTGTAGAGTTAATAAATTCAGGTAATGAAAATTCACCGACCATCAATGCACCAGCACCTGAGCTAACCTGCGCGCCGGCTACAAAAATGGAATTCCTAGCATTATCATAATGGAAATAACAGTTAGAGTTGTACCTGATAGATCCATCATTAAATGTTCCATTTGGTATTCTACAAGCACCAACTAAGGATAACTCTTTAATATTCCATAAGTCAGCACCAAAGGGTCGATCTGCTGCTGGTCTTAGTGAAGATGGTGATCGGCCATCATATGTTGGGCTTGTTGATTGCTCTGTAAGTGACACTGATATAGCTGGATCTCCAGCCAAACCATCATCATCAAATTCGACGTAAGTCTCGTACAGAGTTCCACTATCCCATAAACAGACACGATGTCTTGATCTGCCTCCGCTAGTAAATGTACCTATACCTGTGTCGGCGTAACTTACCGCATTTCCTGAGTCATCAACGTTTTCATATTGAAGCTGCTGTCCATCTGCAATAGTAACCCCCATTCCAACGAAAACACTAAATACGCTTGCTCCTGTTAGGTCAGCATTTGCCGCTATTACATCAATAACAGTGGTTCGATCTCGACGGTAGTTTACTGGCACAGAATTGCCATCACCAGAATTGTCAAATATGGTTAGTGATACCACATGATTTGGAGATGTAAGTGGTATGGTTACACCTGCGGCGGTAGGAACTATCTCGAAATGATCAGCACCTACATTATTGACGCCGTACCAAGTTTGAGCCACTGAATATGCGCCGGAAGTCAACTTAATTCCTGCGCCAGCGTTGTTTAGCTCAGATCCAGTTACTGTGTACATATTGTACACGCGACCACCGCCAACTATCTCAGTTACAATTGTATCGCCTTTTTTGATCGTAGAATTGATACTTATAGCCACGTCATAGCCCCATTGATTTTAGCTGGATTATAATTTGTTAATTATACCATGTATGGCTATATGTCGCCTATTGGTGTGTCTATGGAAAGCTCGCCCTGATACCAAGTTGCAGTACCTGTTAATGCCGTTGCATTTGATTGGTCTAAGTTTTGTATTCTGTAAAGATACGTATTTCCTTTCTCAAGTACGCGCTCAATGTCTTGAAGCAATCCAACACCGGTAGCACCAGGAGATGGTTTATTACTGTCGTCACCTAATGCGTAATTTGTCGCACCAACTTGAACGCCTTCTGAGATAACATCAGCCTCTTGAATATACTTAATAACGACATCTCCATTCGTGGTTCCGAAGTCCCTCATATTAAAGTGAGGCAGAACTAGCCCAGCACCAGCAGATAGTGCTGGTGACTTAAATAGAGTACTTGCAATGAGCTGAGACCTGAACTGAGAGTATATTGATTTTATGAGCACATGATTGCTTGCGCCGACTTCCATTGCTAAATAAGCAGATCCATTTGGCGCTATAGAAGGATTATAAAAGCCGAGCTGGTATTGGTTCCCTAGCTTGCAATTAAGTTCAATAAAGCTCTGGACTGTCATCGCCTTATTGCCATCAAATAACTGAGTAGGTAATCCAACTTTAAATCTGTAGTCGTCATACATAGACGATGTAGGTATTCCGGTATGCATTCCTTTAGTCATAAAAAATGCCGGTTAGAATCTAACCAGCATTATAACATTTAACTGATATTAAAATTATCAGATTTTTACGAAGTTTTCAAAACCGAATTTTACAATTGCGTCTTCAAAATCACCCTTGAATTTTGGGCCTTTCTTTTTCTCGTATTCTTTGCCATCAGGTGAGCGATAAATTCCTGGCTCTACATCTGCTGGAGCTGGAATCTCAAAAGCCTTTTGCTCTGCTACCGGAACTGGAATGTCGGCTTTCGTAAGCTGCTCTGTAAAAACCTTATCCAATTCTGCGTAATCATAAGATGTTGGCTCTGGGTCTACAGCAGTTTCTTCTTTTTTGTCATCTTTTTTAATGCCATCACGAAAGTATTCGATGTCAATAAACTTTGATTCAGCCCAAGAAGTGACTCGCTCATTAACGCAATCCATAACAACAACATCACAGTTATCTTCAAAGCCTGATTTCAATGAGCCGTTGCAAAACAGTACATGATTGCCTTTTTGTGTTTCATTATGCTGGTAGGCAAAATGCTCACCAGTAACCACTCCTTTGTCGATAAATAATAATTTCTTCATAAATTTTCCTCGCAATTAATTGGAATATAATTTTACCATAAAAAAAGGGAGCTAAATGCTCCCTTGGTTTTTGAACTTAATTAGGCAACTGCTGAATCAGCAACAACCTGACATGCACCGCACAACTTAGGATCGAATACACGAGTCCAGTTAGCAGCGGTTGCAATAGTAGCAGCGGTAGGGTTAATACCAGAAGCTGTTTTGTAAGCGTAACCCAACACTTTCAATAAGTAGTTGTATTCGCCGTGGTAACGGTAACCTAAGTTCTCTTTACCAGTAACACGATCAATTACGATCTCAGTGTCACCGCGCTGTAAAGTAGAAGCAGCACCTTGCATCAAGCCGAAGATACGGTTTTTCAAGTCACCAGCACCAGCATCATACTGAAGCGCTTCAATGTCAGAGACAATGATTGGCTTGCCCATTGCGCCTTGAGTAACACCAGTTACGATCTGAGCGCCAGCTACAGTATCGATCTGATAGTTATCCATCTTGTCTTCTACCAAGTCATAGAAAGCTTCTGAGTTCATCAAGAACGCAGTGATTTCACGGCCACGGTCGCCAAACATGCGCATTGCTTTGGTGAAGTGTTTCACGTTAGTCGTTGCAGCAGCAGCAGATGCATCAACCAAGCCAGTGCCAACTTCAGTTGTACCGATCAAGGCAGCAACAACGTGATCCAAGGCTAATTTCAAGTAGTCACCAGCAGCTTGACGACCGATAATGGTAGCCATTTCAGCAACAGATCGACCTCGGCGTTTGAAGTTTTCGTCAGTTTCAAAAACTGGGCCGATACGCTGAGCTAGGTCAACGCCAACCAATTCTTGAAGCGCCATGCGGTTATCGGAAACGCCCGCATCAGATGTTACGTCGCGGCGAGCAATCAAGCCAGCAACTCGGTCATAACCAGCTTCTTTAAAGAAAGAGCCGATATAAACCTCAGAACCCATCATGATAGTCATGCCAGATTTTTCGTTAAACAAATCTACTTCTTGTGCCAAGCCTTCCAGCCAGCCTTGGTAGAATTCTGTTTGATATTCAGGAGACATTAAAGCCATATTTTGTACCTCTATATAAATTACTAAGCGTGTAGTATTGAAAATTTAGTTGCCTAGCAACTTATAATATGCGTATTATAGCATATTCAAAAACAGTGTTTTTAAGGGGTTTTCACTCCTTGTATTTTTATATTATTTTCGTGAACGAGCCAGTAACTCACCGTAGGCTTTTGGGCCTTTCTCACGGATGAACTCTTGCTTCTGAGCATCAGTCCATTTCATAGGATCACCACCAGCCGGAGCACCAGCAGAGCCCTGTGAGCCAGAACCAGAACCGCCATTCCAGAACAGACCGTTTGTCACCTTCATCTTATCGTAATAATCAGAGTAAGAAACTCGCTCACCATTTGTATCAAGGACAGCTTTACCACTAGCATCAAGCGCTAATACCTTTCCTGTTTCTTGATCGATCTCCATCTTATTTGCATTCAACGCAAAGAAGTCTTCAAAATAATCGCCTTTGAACGAATCGTCTTTACCAGTTAAGTCACGCAGATATGTTCGCTTCTGCATGGTGCTTACTTTATCTTGATAGCTTGAAAGCTCCGTCTCATACTGATTAATTCGCTCCTGTGCGGTCTTGAACTGATTTTCAAGCTCAGATGCTTTATTCTTCCAAGGCTCAATAGCGCCTTCGGTAGCAATCGCTTTTGCTTCTTCTGTTTTACCGTTCAAAACCATGTCAACAAATCGGTCATGCTCTCGCGCAGATTTTACCCGCTGCAACTCAGCAATGTCTTTTTCATCAACACCATTAAACCGCTCTTTTTGCTTTGCAAGCTTTCCAAGCAGTTCTGAATTTTTGTTTTTCAGTCCTTCAATCTCAGTGATTGGGACGTAGTTTTCGTTAATTGTTTCTTCTGCGATTTTTGTTGCTTGAAGCTTTATTGCTTCTTGTACTTCTGGATCGTTAAAATCAATAGCCATTTATTTTTACCTATCTTGTTTACGCCTTGCGTTAGAAGACCTACTCCTAACTCCGAGTTCAGGATTATACCACGAGATTATGCGTCTCGTGGCTTGTCGCTGATTTGTTCATTGCCAGCGCCTGCCAGCAATCCTTGTGATGTTTGTTGAGCTTTATCGAACTTTGCCTTTTGCGCTTCTTTTGCATCAAGAAATTCCATTTCTTTTTTAAGTTCTTCTTCTAGTTTTGCAGCATCATCGGCAAGATTGAAGTCTGGAGATAAAAGCTTACGCTGAAGTGCAGCCTCAACAATTGCTTTGCGAGATATGTCTTGGTTTCGTCGCATCTCCATAAGAATACGCATCTCTTTATCGCTTTCGAGAGAATTAAACTCAGGAGAAATGTAACCTTTAATGTCTTTAGACTTGCCAATGGTATAGCTTTCCATTTGGCGCAGGATATCTTCAACGTGTTGTGATAAAGATACTGCAAAAGATCTTAGTGCTGCATTTGTACCTTGAGACTCAATGCTCGTCTGTGTAGCTGTTAACGTGCCAGGCCGTAGGGCATTGCTATCAATAGAGAATGTGCTAATGCGTTGTTGAATACCTTCAAGCTGCTTGTTTCCTTCTTGAATTGCACCAGAATCAACTTGTATCCAGCTCAGCTCAGGCGACTTGTCACCAGACTCTGGCATACGTACCATCATGTAAGATGCGAGCATCTCGATTTTGAAATCCATTGGTACGTTTTTAGCAGCAAGTATCGGCGTCAGCGCATAAAACATCATGTTCTTTATATCGCTGTAAACCTGAAAATGTTCGATTGTTAATTCTGCTAATGTCTGATATGGAGACTCGGCAAGAAGTGTGCCTTTCTTATTTGTGTAGAATACTGAGACGGGAACCTCATCTAGGATTCGCTGACTGCCATTTCGATATCGAGTGATCTCACCTTCTACGGTATTCTTTTCGTCACCATCAATATAGATAGTCCAGTAAGTCGGTGTTAATTCAAATACAGATCTAACGATTTCTGATCCATGCTCTTCACTATCGGTAATGTAATCGAAGTAAAACTTAAGATAGCTTAGTCTGCCTGTTTTTGGGTTTGACTTGAACGAAATAACATCGTCAATATCAATCTCTCGTGCATATGGTCGCTTTCCGTCATTGTCGTAGTCAATCATCACCATTGACAACCCTTTATACATTGAGGCTTGCAATTGGTTTTGAATTAGCATAGTAAGATTGTTTTCTGCCAAGTCCATATTACCAATCCACGTTCGGAATGGCTCAGGTAGGTCGTCATTTGTCTTTTCGTCAACGGACACCATGACATTATTTGCAAGGATCTTGCCGCTGTCAGAAGTTACTGTGCGTTTAAAATAGTTGGTAAGAAATGTTCTCATGACTCGCAGAGCATAAAACTCATTTGGCTCATTTGGGAATCTAGGAAGGTATTCTGTTTCTACTACCTTATCACCAATAATATCACTGACGCCACGCAAAGCTGGCAGCCCAACAATAAGATCACGAACTATTCTATTACGCGAGTATTGCTTAGCAAAATACTGCGAACGCATTTGAAAGCCACTTGTTTTTAGCATTATCTATCTCTTCTATTAATTAGCGCTAGTTTCGGAGCTGACAAGTGAATGCTGGCTTCCGTGTCTTCGACATTAGACCCGTAAATCTTCAACCAGTCATTAACTGGAAGTTGTTGATTAAATGTAAGTGCAATTGTTCTTGGGTGGTATCGTTCAACACCCCAGTCTGACGACTGTATTCTCCATAAGCTTGCTTGTTCGTTCTTTAAAATAGATAGTAGCTGGAGAGTTACATTTTCATCTCCATAAACTATATCTATGTACGCCGAGCTATCGCCGCTCGGTCTTCGTCTAAGTGTTAACATAACATCCTCCTTTTTTATAATTATATCATTTCCTGCTAAGTTAGTATGTTGAGTACGGATTGCTTGAGCCAGTCTCTGCTGATAAGTTGTACCCACTATCAAGCTGAGTTGTGCCAAATTTTGTTAGCTCAGTACAAGCCCAACAAAGGGCGTCCATACGGTCTGGGCTCTTTGAATTCTTTTCCGTTGGGTTCCAGTTTGTCATCTCAAGCTCAAGATCACTAAACTCACCAACGTGGTGAACTTCATGTCGCTCATACACGGCTGCAATTGGCTCAGCGCGAACCTCTTTACCTTTTGTTGCGTGAACAAGCTTAACAGGAGGCATAATCATAGACATTTTGCGTTTAGCTGCGTTGCGAATAATGGTAGAAACCATGTCACCGCCTTGGTTTTTCTCTGCTACAATTCTTACATCGGCTGGATATTTGTTGTATTTGTTATACATACGTATCACTTCATCAGCCCACTTCTCAGGGGATGCCATCTGCATACTCGCATCCTCAAGTACGTAGCAATGCCCTGTGTTGTCTTGCCCAACAACGACTATACCGGTCAAGTCAGAATTTTCATTTGCAGTTACCGCTGGATCAACACCAACTACTATTCGACGCAAGGAATCAAAATCAAAATCACTTGGCTTAACCCTAGTTGCCATAATATCATTCATCTGGAACATAGCGAATAGATTATCATCAAGGATTTCCGCAAGACACTCCTGCCTATATAGTCTCTCTGTTAACTTCTTTTTTAGACCTTCCTCATAAGAAGCTGGTAGAAAATAATTCATTGATGTTATACCCTTAATGAGCTTCACATCAGGATCGCTTGCTAGATCTTTAATAACTTGAGTTGGTCTTGGTGTTGTCGTAATAAGGAGTCGCGGATTTCTACCTGATCGGAGAATAAGTCTAGCATCATCCAGCGCCTCTTGAGCGTAAGTCCAAGACGCTAATTCGTCGGCTACCACCATGTGTGCAGACATACCACGGCTCTTGCCGCTACTCTCAGCACTGAACGATAGTATCTGCGTTCCATTTGGTAGGACAAGACTTAAATCTGACTTGTTAAATACGCTGTTTTTTAATATGCTTGGGTGTATGGCTTTCAGTATCCCTGAGTCACCGCCCCAATTGACTCGCTTTAAACTGTTAAAGTCTGCACCAAAAAGAGCGATAACCTGATTTGGTTCTTTCATTGCTTCTTTGATCAGAATGTTGCTTGAGCTATGTGTCTTACCCCATCCTCGACCAGCTAGGTATAGGATTGTCTCAACATCCCACTCAACAAGCTGCTCAGGTCGCAACCAAAGTTCAGGATCGTGTAATATGTCAAGATAGCGAGGGTCTTGATTGGAGAGTGTCGCTATTGCGGTCTTTGCTTGCATTGGATTACTGTGAATCCATTTCCTAGTTACCTTCCAGTCTTCAGGTTTGTCCTTAAAAACCGTGTTCAAGACATTAATCTCATCGTCTGTCTCGTAAAATCTATCGCCCACACTATTCTCCATTTCAACCAAAACCGGTTGGTTCTTGACACATAAAATCGATCTGCTATTATAACATCCACTTTACTATGAGGAGATTAATATGAGTACACACAATGTCGTTACAAAAAATGTCGTTATCAAGAAAGGAACCAGCATGTCAGCCATTCTAGGCTGTCTGTTCGTCACACTTAAATTAGCTGAGCTTGGCTCAATCGCATACTGGAGCTGGTGGTTAGTTTTACTGCCGTTTTACTGGCCTATTCTGTTTATTGTGCTAGTGTTCTTTGGCGTGTTTACGCTTCATGTGATAGATCTTATTGTTGACACGGTTAAGAATTGGATGAAAGGAGTTAAGAAATGAAAGTGAATACATTTAGCCTGTATAGTGGATATACTTGGTTTGGGGAGCTTCACTGGAAAAAAAGTAAGCCGCAGCACACCATTGATGGGTTCTTTAGGGACGCCGGTCAAATAGAGATAAATCTGCTTAATGTGAGTACTGTTTTTGATGTTGATAGTTCCTATTCAACATTCAATAAGGATGAGAACTATAGGACTGAGCATAAGGTTAGATTCACCAAGGTGCTAATGTGTGACGGTCGGGAGATCCTTGTTTCTCTAGAAGAAGGTGCAATCATTATAAACAAGATTCGAGAAATTGAGAGCAAGACAGGAGGATTTCGATGAAAGCGCGAGTGAATAAGTTTGGAAATGTCGTGTTGACGCCAGAGAGCGAGGCCGAGCACTTCATACTGCACCATACTGAGTTTGAGACGGTTGAGGAGGAGTATGGCGGGAGTGTTGTTAATGTGCGCTGTGAGTTTGATGATTACGACTTTTTTGAACAGCTAAGAGAGGCGCTTGAGTCTAACGGGGTGTTGTTGAAATGACTGAAAAAGATGTGCTAAAGAGCATTGCTAGGTCATACGATTTAAAGAAAAAATTTAGTGTCATGATGCCAAACTGCTTTATTGCCAGCGATAATGAGGCGGATATGTTTTGCATTCAAAAAAATAAGATCTGCCACGAATTCGAGGTAAAACTGTCTCGTCAAGACTTCTTAAAGGACAAAAAGAAAAGAATAAAGTACCGAGAGGTAGATGTAACACTGGATGTATTTCATGGCAATGAATATCAGAGATGGGTGGCGGATGGTCGTATTGCAGGGACTGAGCCATGGAAGATGAATAAGCTTGAGTGCTATCGGCAAGGGCTTGGTACTCCGAATTACTTTTGGTATGTGCTTGGGCCAGATGTAAAGCTAACACCTGATGAGATTTCCGAAATAACTGAATTTGCAGGTATCTACGTTGTTGGTAATGGCTTAAAAATGAAGCAAAAGGCCAAGAAATTGCATAACAGGAAAATAGATGATGCTTTTTATATAAATGTATTGATGAAGGGTTGCTATCGTTATTTGGATTTATTTTCCGCTGGAATGGATTGACAGAAATGCTGCATAGAGTAGAATACTGTTCGATTGCTGTTAATTGAACGGAGGCTTAAATGGAGTATGTCAGTTTTGGTGGGGTTATGGACTTTAGGATGATGTCGATAGAGACGATGAAAACAGTGTCTATCAGTGAATTAAGACTAGAACACGCCAGAGCATCAGCGAAACTGATGGAAATATCTTAACTCGAAATGCAAGGTGAAGACAAGCAAGACCTAAATAGGTTAAAGCTTGTCATAAGCGGGTATATGAGGTCAATTGAGATGGAGATTTTATGAAAGAGTATAAGTGTATTAATGAGCATGAAATAAGGCTACACAACGACATACATAGGGTGTGCGTTGGTGACAAGGTTGAGGTTGACTTAAATGAACGCAATGGCGATATCCTAGTTGGCTATCACGGGAACGGGTTTATTGAGTGGAAGCGAGTCCATGCCAGTGTGCTGAAGGACTTCAAGGAGGTTGTATGACCGATGAAGAGATAATAAATGAGCTTAAACACACTTTACTTCAGGTGATGTTGCTGGTAAGATCAAAGGATATTGATGGTCTTGGATCTCTGTGTGATGGCGATCATCAGTGGACGCTGAGAGATGAAATCGTGTTTTTTATAGATACTAAGTTGAAGGAGGTTGAGAATGAAAGCAAAAATAACCATAAGTCGTAGAGGAATGAGCAAATCAGAATCTGATTTTTATATTGAAATTAAAGATGAAAATAGCGGGGTAAAAGTCGCTGAAGTTAAAATGAATGCAGATCAATTTGCCCATGCAATGACTGGAATGTGGAATGTCGATTGTGAGTGGGAATTCATGCCGATCCAAAAAGTGAGCTTGCTGGCTACCGAGCAACGCCAGAAGAGGTGCTAGAGGATTTTAAGAGATTTGACTACGAATGGATGCTTTGGCATGATGGAACTAGATCGCAACAGCGCGGGAGCGAGCATCAATACACTATTTACAAGTTTGTCGATCCAGAGTCTGATGAAGGCAAGCAGAAATTAAGTGAGCGTTATTAATTTAATTGCGTGGAGGTTGAAAATGGAAACAAATAATTGGCTTATGGAGGTAAAACTATGGTATATCGGTGCAGTTGATTATGTCAGAATGGCTGTTCTTGAGCGATTGTTAAAGGACTCTATTTACATCGGTGAAGGCGCTAAACTCACTATTGGTGAAGAGTTTGACATAGATTGCAAGCACCTGTACATCAATGGACTGATTGTTGTTGTGGACGATATTATTGACATCAAGCAAGAGACGGGTGGTTAGGAGTGCGGTTAGGAGTGTGGTTATGCGCTAATTATTAACTTAGGAGGATGTATGATTGAAGAGATCAAAGCTGGATTTAATGTTGAGCCACTAGGATTCGACATGGAAGGCAACCCATTTTATATAGGTAGCAAGTTAAAGTTAAGCTACGGAATTCCAAGTGCTATTGCTGTGTTTGATGTCGGTATTGGAGTTGGTGAATTTAATGGAAAAATCATCTTGACAACGAAGGATGCACAGCCTAATATCATCAGCTTAGATGAGTATATTGCTAGTGGCAATATGAATAGTACGATTGTTTTGGAGGTTGATCATGGCTAAATACAAAGAAAAGATCGTTTATCGTGATGGTAATTTCATAATCGCAAGATGCCAGAATCGAGGCTATGAGCCATATCATGCGCTTAAAGAAGAAAGAAAATTCCTGTGGATTAAGTACCGTGAAGTAATTAGGTGCGCATATGGTAGTTCTTGGCTTGAGTATCTAAAAAATTTAATTAAAGAAACAAAGGAGTTTGACCGTGATTAAGTTAATTATAGATAAATATGTAAACTGGCGCGCAAGCAAGGTACGTGCTGGGTTTAGATTATTGTGCAATAAGCTTGCTGCTGGTGAGGTCAAATGGGTTGGCAAGGAGCGTGGAGGTGTCCGTGGATATATAGGCGGAACCGATCTTTACCTTCAGCTTAACCCTGTTGGTTATTACTACAATCTACTTATTGACAACGCTACTGTTGAGATGACAAATGACGAGAAATGGCTGTTTAAGAGGTCTTTGGCAATACACTCCAAAAAAGAGCAGGAAGTGTACGATAGTAAGATGAAAGAAAGAAAAGACCTGCATAGAGATCGAGTTGATGCTGAGTTAGCGCTTGTTGAGGCTGGTTATGAAGAATAAGCCAGTGACTATCACAGGACTGCCGCCAGAGAAGCTTGGTAGTGTTGTGGATGGATACGTGACTGCTGGTGGGTATGTTGAAGTGCGTCACAATATGTCTAGCAATACCTACGTTGTAAGTGTTAGATGGGATTAGTTAGCTGATTGGTGTATTGTTTGGCTAGTTGGATAAAAAGGGTTGCTTTTTGGTTTAAATGGGATTAAAATGGTAATTAGGTTGAATTGGATTAAATTAGGAGGTTGTTATGAAAGAGTTTGAATATAAAGGTTATAAGCTAAAAGAAGGTGTTGTTTATTTTGATAATGACAGTGAGTTTGTGTTGTTTAAGGAAGGTAATGGCGGAAGGATTCTATTCTGGTTTCTGGACAGTACTTGGGATAGCGTAAGCTTGGATTCTGCTACTTACTTCGAGACTGTTTTTGATGAAGAGTATTTAAATAGGCTATATGAAGTGACTGGTGATGGTTTTAAGCCAGTAGAAAAGGTATGGGAGCCTGAAGCTGGGAAGGTTTACTTGTTTTCGGATTATTCGCTTGAGGAGTCTATTTCAAATGGTGGTCATACCATTTCAAAGCTAAGCAGAAAGCACGATGGTGAGTTTTGCTGGGTATGCGCTAATGGTAGTGCTTACAAAAACATTTACAAGGTTCCGGCTGAGCTGCTGGGTGAATAGGATGTATGAAAGCTGAAATATTAGAAAGTGGAAAGATTAAGCTAACTGCCGAGAACATGGCAGAAAAGGTGTTATTGAATCAGATTGTTGTAGATTGTGGCACAGAGAGTGTTGGCAAGCGTTTCGTTGTGAGCGGAAATATCGAGGAGCCGGTCGATATTCCGTGGCGACTGTATCATCCGCATGTCAATGAGCCCTATGTTTTAGATGGAAGTGGACTGAGACGTGTCGGGGATAATGGATTATGAAGCAGTTTTTATCGACATGTATTCATGGTAACTGGCATATTGGCTGGGAAAGCTTTGAGAGGCCTAAATTTGGCGCTTATGCTAACTATGCTGCTGGCTGGCATTATGTTATTCATATTGGCAAGTTCTATGTCGGTGTGAGTGATTGGGGCTGACTGGCTGATTGTGGTTGAGTGATTGGCTGATTGGTATTAGATTGGACTGATTGGTATTATATTGGTATTTAAATAGGAGGTAGCATGGATTTACGCAATAAGAAGATGAAAGTAACACCAGAACAGAGTGAGGTTGTTCAACGCTATGCATTTTTGCATGGGTTCAAGTGGGCTGATGGCAGTGATCAGGTTGGACATAAAGATAAGCCATATCTGTTTTTTTATGATGACATGACGGCAACTCATTCGGTTGATCAGTGGGCATTTGATGATCATTTGCATGAGGAGCTTATGTATGATGAGTTTCTTGTTGGCAAGCTGATTGAGGAGGTTGCTGGTGTCGAGCTATTGGCCGAAATGATTATGAAATGCGAGACAATGACAGGTGATTGGCTAAATGCACTTGCTAATGCCAAAGACAGGGTGGCTATGGAGAAAGAGCAGGTGCGTAAGACTGCAATGGTTAAGGAAATGACCGATGCGTTCAATGGGGCTATGAAAGGTATCAGCGATGCTGAATTGTATGGTAACGCTGATGAATGGCAGGACAAGGGGTTTCTCAGTGTCGTTGAATGGCTTGAGTCTAAGTATGATTTGGTGGAGAAATAAGTATGGCTAGTAAGAGCTTAAGTATCAAAGTGGATGTTATGAATATTGACAAGGTTAAAACACTGATAGATCTATTGGGTGAGTATATTGATGAGCTGCCTGAAGAAGTCGTGTCTGCACTGGAGTTGCTGGCTGATTGTGATGAATGCGAGATAACATCCGATAGCGTAGAAGTTGCGAGGCTTGGGTATCCGGCAAGGGTTATATGCGATGGTATTGAGGTTGAATCGGTTGTTAGCATCAATAAGGTGCTGAAGCGTGTCACTTACCTTGATGGCGTTGAAACGAGGCTCCTATACCCAAATACAGTGGTTGTTGAGGGTGTAAATGGTGCGTTGGTTGTTTTTTAGATTAAAATAGGAGGGGTCATGAAGCTTGAGGAATTGATTAAAGAATTAGAGGTATTGGATCAAGATAAGGTTGTTGATGGCTTTGGTGAGCCTATTACGAGTGCTCACATTAAGTTGTGGGGGCTTGATAATGTTTGAGAGTGACGATAGTATTGCGTATTTTGCAATAATGCAGTGGGTTAGGTACATAGAAACAGGTAGTTTTACTGGCCTAGACAAGAAGAAAATGCTTGAGCTTGCTGAGTCGGATAGGGGCGTGAAGCGGATTGCTGAGTCGCTACCTGTTCTGGCGCAGGAGCAACAGGAGTTCGTCTATCGACTAGAAGATTTAGCTGCAAAGATTATTAATGAGAAGCCGCTTAGTGGTGTAGATGGGAGGAGTGAGGCATCATGAATTACGAGAAATTGTTTCAAGATGTAAAAAGTGGGGAGTTTGATAGTGGTAAGCTTGAGCTTGTCATGGGGGATGATGGCGGTTATTGGCGTGGTATGACCGAGGATTACGATGAAAATGAGCGGCTTGAGAAGTTGGCTGATGATAGGTATGGTACGTTAGGTGGTGATGTCGACATAGTAGATGTCATAAACGCCGCTGGTGCCGCTGGTGTGAATTGTAATCGGTGTTGATGAATGGCTTGAAGGGGAGGATATGAAAGTATCAAAAGAAGGCTTGAGGGAAGGAGCTAGGATAGCGTTCAGAGATAGGATCGTCAGAGGTTATCATGAGCTGAGAGGCGATGAAGTTAGTGAGGCAATGCTAGCCATTAATATGTCAGTGGATCAGTGGCATACCTTCATAGGGATGTGTGAGGGGTTGATTGGCGATGACGAAATTGATCAGTTTTTAACCCATAAATCATTTATTGTTAGATGGCATGTCGCTGTTTACGGTAGTGATTGCCATAGGGATAAGCTTGCAAATGACGAGCATATGTTTGTGCTTGATGAGGTTTCTCGGTTTAGAGATTTTGAAATGTCACATGAGTTTGATGAATAATAGGAGGGGTTATGAAAGCAGTTTTGAACGAGAATGGGCGGATTACGTTGATCGCAGAAACCGTCGCTGAGAAGGTTGTACTGGACATGATCGATGTAGGTGATGAATGGCTGATACAAGACAAGTTTGATTTTCAGTGGATTGAGGGTGGAGATAAGGGTGGAAAGTTGGTGTTTCCAGAAGGGGTTAGATGATGGTGTTAGCTATGTTAGCAAGAGGGTTGCTTGTGGTGATGGGGTTATTACTGGTGAGTTTGTAGACGCGCATTAACATGGTTTAAGTTTGTTTATTAGAGCTAAAGGGTGGATTTCCACCCTTTTTTATTTGGCTAAGTATATGGATGGCTTTTATTTTAAGCTGATTCACTCAATTTAGTACACAATAGATAACCTTCAAGCTGCCAAATCTTATTTCGGGCATTATCGCGCGCTATCTTTCTACCAATTTCTTCATCAAAATTAGCTGGTGACGCTGCTGCACTCTCGCCTGTCACCGTAAATCCATTGCGCAAAGTAAGCGCGCAGACCGTTAGAGTGGTGTTCGGAAACACATAATATTGCTCAGATTTGATAGTTGCATCGATCAAATCTGGCGTCAGTCTTGGTGCGTTTAGGTTCTTTTCCTGTATCTCTTTCTCGATTATTTCTTCCATTTTTAGTCCTATTTCGGTTGTTTTTGGTGGGTACTATGCTTTATTTTTGCTCGATTTCTGAGCAGATTCACACTATAGCACACTTGGTTTATGGATGTTTTTTGGTGTTTTATCAGGGTATTGGGTGTGGGATGGGTTGGAATTTGGGTTGGAATTAGGTTGGATTGGTATGGAGCTGTCCGAAAAACAGGCTGGGATTTCGGCGGGACAGTGGTGTTTTAGGTGGTGATTTGGTTAGTTGAACGTGGTATTTTTGGATGAAAATTGATGGGTTTTGGGGTGTTTTCATTTGGTGTTTTGGATGATTTGAACGGTGGTTTAAATGGTAAAAATAAGTGTGTTTTTGGTGCGTGTTTTGGTTGGTTTTGAGGTGGTTTTTAGTAGGTATTTGAACGGTGTTTTTATAGGGGTTTTAGAGTGGATTTCATGGGTATTAAATGGGTGCATTTGGTTATTTTTTGTACTGTTTTTGGTGTTAGTTTTGGTAGAATTTCAGGAGGATTTGAAATATCTGCTGGTTAGGTCGTCAAAATGTACTGTATGAAATGGTTATAAGAATGATTGAAATGTGTTGTTTTTGGAATATAGGAGTGAGATTCGGTTGTGACAGAAGTTGTCCAAGTGGACAGGATTTTAATAAAAGGAGAAAAAATCGAATAAAAGGAGAATCGTTTCTCCTTAAATAAAACAGTGTTCGAGCCCAGTAAAGTAGGGGTATATAGTAATATATATATAATAAAAGTATTTAAATAATATAAATAATATAGTTAAGTTTCCTACAGCTTTCCCCCACCCTATTACTTCCCTTTGATCCCTCCTTTTTTATTTTAAATAAAATTTTAAGATGGTTGTCAAAATGACAAGGTAGTGTTTTGAAGTGCGGTTGTGTTCGGAGTGAGATTTTGATGGGAAAAATGGAGTGGATTTCGAGGTGAAAATTTGGGGTGAAAATGGCTGTGAAATTGGTGGGATTTTCAGGGGGTGAAAATTAGGGCTTGACACAGGGTGAATTTATGGGTAAGATTCATGGTGAATTTTGAGGGGTGAGAGGAGGTTGAAATGGGAGTTGGTGAAATGGGTGAAGTTCGCGAAGGCTGTGTTGAAGTCCTTGGCTACGAGATTGAAACTGGGAAGCCATACTGGGATTGTGATGGAGATATTGTTCGGTTTGGATTTGCTGACGGAGGTTTGCAGATTGCTAAGTTGTTTTTTTGTGGTTGGGATGATTATGGCGCTTGGCACTCAGAAGGTGATCGTGGATTGAGTTACGTTAGCTCGTTGATTTTGATTGAGACTGGTGAGAAGGTTCGGAAGGTGCTGAGTGAGCATGAAGCTTTGGAGGAGAAGCTTGGATTCAAGATCGAGATCGGGAAGCTGTATCAGTTTTTTGATGACGAAGAATGGGTGATAGGGGTGTTGACTGCGATTGAGCTTGATGACGACGACGGTCTAGTGTTTGAGGCTGACGGATGCGCATGGTGGCAGAATATCAAGGTGATCTCTATTGACGAATTAGGAGGGTTTTAGGGGGTAGGCAGTAGGGTAGCCTAGGTGTAGGGTAGAAAACGTCTGAAATAGTTAAATATGAATGCGAGAAGGGGCTTAATAGCCCCTTTTGTACGAGTGGATTGTGGGATTTGGTTTGAAGATTGGAATTAGTGGTTAGTTTTTGGAGATTGGTGGGAACTGATAGACGATTTCAGTTGGATGCGGTTTGACTTGCATACCAAGAGTCAATGGGTCTGTGCATTGCTTGGTGTATGGATCTTGGCTTGGATTGAGCTGTGTGTCTTGGATTACCTGTCTGTGCTTGTCAAACGCTGCCAGACTTGCAAATACACGGCCACATGATGAGCATCCGCATCGTGATCCTCTGAGTGCTGCTTCGTAAATTGGTGATTTCATAACGACTCCTTTGAGTTAATTGAGTGTGAATTTTATGTGAAAAATTTTAGGATGTCAAGATTGGTGAGTGTAGGTAGAGTGGGTAGGAAGGGGGGTGGACTAGGGGGTCTAGTATGGTGGATATTAGAGGAAGCTAATGTACCTGAATTAAAATTTGAAAAATAGTGAAGTGGTAGGCCTGTACATCCATACAGTATCAAAAGGGGGTGTAGGCGGGGTACTTATCCACAGGATATCCACAGGATCGACGAAGTTATCCACAAGATACCCACAAGATACTAACAAGTTATCCACAGTGTAAAGCCTGGTTATCCACAGGATATCCACAGCCATTCTGTATATCAATACAGTAGTCCAACTTGGAATAATTGAGATTGAATACTGTATATCCATACACTGTTTAAGTGTACAGATATGGCATACAAACGTGTCAATACTGTATACATATCCAATAGTCCAACCAAGACTAATCCAAGCTAGAACACTGTATATCCACCCATAATCCACCCCATAATAATCCAAGCTAGAACACTGTATGCCTATCCAGTAATACAACTTAGAATAGTCTATGCTGAAATACTGTATATCCGACCAGTAATCCATAGCCATGAACAAATGAATATAGCCTATGCAAATTTGCATACCCTGTCATAATGACAACGTACGACACTAACTGTAAAGATAGGTTTACATTGGCTAGCTTGACATTTGGTTGGTGTTGTGCTATGGCGCTGAAGCTAGGACACCATAGAAAGCCGTATGCGCTGCGATGCATTGAAGCTATACCCTAGTACGTGATAGGTATAGAAAGGCCGTCGTGAGGCGATATAGGCTGGCGTGAATGGTTGGAATGAGTGCGGTATAGTATAGGCTAGGCAGTAGAATGGTATTACATTGGTATTATTAGAATGGGAGTGAATTATTGTTGCGTTAAACGCAATATTTAGTGCGCAAAGTATCTCGCACTATAGTACGAACTAGGGACGAAAAAAAAGCCCGAATGGCTTTATAGTTGGAAGGCTCAAAAGTACTGCAAAGCAGTGTAGATCATGCCAATTGCGTAAGTCATATACCAGTTGTAAGAAACAAGAATCCAAACTAATTTAATCGGTAACAATGCTAGCTTGAGAAGTGACTTGATCATGATGGTAGTTCCTATCTAGTGAGTTGATGAACGAACTATAGCTATATTATTTAAGTGAGTCAAATAATATTTGTAACAAAGTGTAAAAAGTTGAATGGTCGGACAAGAACCAGGATAAATAATCTAGGTCGGGCTTTGCGTGTTTTCCGTCATAATAGACTAAAACTATCGTCTTAATAGCCTACCCCTATTACGAAAAGGGGAAAATGATACACTATATCATTTACAACTATATCAATATCCGTTTATATTCAATCTATCTAATATAACACGCACCAAAAAAGGGCACTGATTAGTACCCTGTTCAATTACCATTAATAATTATCAATATGACCGTTCAACGGCGATAGAGTCACACCATGATCACGCCACTTGAATTTAAATGTATTCCCTTGCTTTAGCGTTGGAAAACAATTGAAAGCTTTTGAAACATCATTCTGAAAAGCATCGACAACCAGGATTTCAACTTGCTCTTTTGTTAATGTCATTTGCTTTACTATTTTGCGACCATTGCGCAAAGTGCACCCAATTAATACAGTCATTTTAAACCCCTTTATAAAGTATATTCCAGCTCTGGAATAAAACGCTTTATTAATTCAGCTCTAGCAAATTGACCTTGTTTTAATGTCAATCGCTCGTAACCGGTCATAATTTCAAAACATTGATAAGGTTCACGCTTAAACTTTACGATCTTTAAGCTACTTTGAGATGAGAACGCTATATCATACCCTATATTCTCTGATTCATTGACAATTAAAGCTATATTGCCAGATCTACCAGAAACTAAAACAGGTTTACCGTTTATCATATCCAGCGCTTTCTTTATATCCGCTATTTTCATTTTAAAACCCTTATTCAATTAATTCAAACTACACAAACACAACACCCGCACACAACACCCGTGTCAATACCAAACCTACATTTCTCACGTAGTAGCGCGTTTTACCGTTTACCGTGTTTACCACTTCTCTCAATTCGCTTTGATAGATCATAATTCACCCGCTACAACATTTAAAACCCATTTCAAACTAACACGTTGCCAGCCACTAACGACAATTCCAGCAACTTCACACGATAGCCAATAATGCCCACAATTACTACGTTTAACAAGCCAAACTTTTTTGCTATTAAAACGATCCACAAATTTGTCAATTGTCATGATCTCACCTTTTTTTATAAACTCTATTTATAAGCTCTATTGTTTCTTTTTCACGGTTTTCAATCTGACATTTAGCATGCGCAGTAAACAGCTTTATATAGTCACTTGGCTTTCCTCCGAACTTTTCGGCACGCTCTTTTGCGCTTGGCACCAAAACTACTTTTATTTGTTGCTCGTTAAGTTTAAACATAATCTCACCTCTTAAATTTTGTCTTAATTGACGCCTATACAATAAACCCAATTTAAACCGTTGTCAGCAACATTAATCAGCTGGATTATTTTTTATTATTGATCTAATATTTTCTTTATTTTTACGCCAGAATTTTAGCGCTTTTTTTCCATCCATTTCTAAAATTCTATTATCATTAAATCCAAACCAATTCTCTATCCGGTGATTTTGGCACCCTATTTGAAGTGAATCTTTTGTATACGAAATGTTGTATTCATCAAAAATAAACAACGTTTTGATATTTTTTGAATTACCTATACAATTACTTAAATTAGCACCAGTCAAATTAGCATAAGTCAAATCAGCATCAGTCAAAATAGCATCAGTCAAATCAGCATGACTCAAATTAGCATCAGCCAATCTGACACCAGTCAAATTAGCATCAGTAAAATCAGCACGCTTACCACCATCATTATTTAGCCATTTCTTATGAAGCTCTAATATCTCATTCAATTCTTTTTGATTCATAATCTAACCCTCAATTAATTTAAATTTAAACAACACCAAAACAATAAAGCTATTTCAAACCAGTGTCAATACCCTTAAAACAAAATAGGGTTAAACGTTTCAATTCGAATTGTGTTTTACATGATAAAGCCCCAATATTTAAAAGTATTTAAAAGTATTTAAAAGTGAATTTTAATTTGTTCGGTGGTAATACACTACCGTCAATCAGCGGTCCGCCAGCTTGCTTGAACTTGCTATTACAAAAATCTAGCGCCTCTTTTCTAGAATTACAATACCCACTAGCAACTACTCTATGCAGTGAACGCCACTCGCTAGAATCATAAACGATTTCGCACACGCAATACAAGCCCTTTTTGCGCGGCTTGAAAAGCTTTTCACGCACTTCTTTTAAGCTAGTAATTCCACTAACTAGAATTTCCCCGCCTTTCAAAAAATGAATTTTATTCATTTCCGGCGCGTATGTATGCCGTTCAAGGATGTATTTCATTTCATTCACATTTCAGTTAATTCAATCTATTTTTTAATCTTACTGCCAACAAACAGAACTATGCCTAACAAAATTGCCAATGTCAACACACAACAAAAAGAAAAACCAAAAATACTTACTAAACCAAAAACACGCGCAATAGTAAACAAGCCAAGCCACGCGCAAATAAACAGAAAGCACGCGCAAAAATCAATTGCAAATTTCATCTTCTTTACTCCAAAAAAAAGGCGTCACCTTAATAACGCCCTATCCATTTAAATCTTACCGGTTACAATTCCAGCGAAGCAAACAGCTATGAAAATCAAACCGGAAACCAGATCAACCCCAAACACTAAAGCCATGACCGCCAAAATAACTAGAAACTTCATTAATTACCCCCATAATACAACCAACAATACAACCAACAATACAACCCACAAATTAACAATAAATACGCTTTAGTGCTCGACGTTCGCCACGTTGTTTCCGCTCTTTATAAGCTTCAACACGTTCACGTTTATCAAGTTTTTGACCTTTTTCGGTTTTAATCATTTTCATTTTAATAGTCCTGTAATAGTTCGTTTAATGTTTCAATTTGTTCACTTGTAAAAACAGAAACCATGTCAAAATAGATTTGATTGCAAGCTTTATAAATTAATTTTGCTTTGCGTGAATCAGTATCATAACCAAGGTCGCCGCACCAACCTTCAAAGCTATAATCGTGCGCTTGCATATCAAGTAATAAACAATAAAGAACATCAGCCGCTTGTGGCGCAATTGCCGCCATTTTTTTAGTTGGACTTACACCGCCAATAACGTGGAAAACATCGCTATTAAATCCGCCAATAAGATCAAAATACTTTTTGCCTGCGGATTGTACTCTACCAGATACCGTTACACGGTGACCTAAACCGGTATTAAAATTAAACGATTTTTTTCCAAAAGAGGCGCGCCACAAGTCGCTAGGCCATTCGTTATCATGCTCGTTATTTGAAGCATAACGCACTGAATAATTTACATTAATTAATTTTAAATATTCTGCCAATTTGATTTGTTGCTCGTTAAGTTTAAACATAATCTCACCTCTTAAATTTTGTCTTAATTGACGCCTATACAATAAAGCTATTTAAAACCGTTGTCAACTATTTTTTTTCACTCATAAAAAGCCACCATTCAAAGCAAACAATCGCCAGTCGACCAGGAAACAACCAGAAAACAGCCAACCAAAAGCCAAGCCCAACGACAAACCAACCTTATGTACACCTACTGCTCATTGGCTGAAATATTGCTTTTCCCCGAAAAAACATTGCTTGCATCTAAATTTAACATGCTTGCACCTTTTAACTTTTGCCTTTTTCCCAAAATTACAAAGCCTATTACCTACACTTATCAACATCTATAGGTGCTTTTACCCAAAATCCATATCAAGCACTTAACCCTATTTAAAAGAATCTACCTTTTCCCCAAAATGGCGATGGCATAACCTTGCCATATTGACATACATGTCTTCAGGTGTTGGCTGCCATTGATTCCAGTATTTTGTCTCCCATAATCGCCGAACAAAGCTACCACTAATCTTGCAGAACTTCTCCTGATCAACGTCAAAGCCACGCTTCACGCACTCATCAAACACAGAATTATGACGATGAAACAGCCACTTTAATTTGTTAAAGAAAAATGACTCGTGCCCTTTTCCGAGAATATAGTTGTCTGCTATTACAACGCCTGCCAAAGCATTTTCAATACCATACTTTTCGATGCGATCAAGCACCTTATTGAATGGCCTTGTAATCTCTTTATACTCAGCCATAAGATGCTTGTTTGTTAATGTCTCTACTGGAACACAGTTAATACGTGTCATAAGCTACGCCACTCCAATTCAATTCAATTCAAGAACAATCATGCCTACTACTTTAATAAGCTGGATTATTTTTTATTATTTCTTTGATAGTTTCTTTATTTTTACGCCAAAATTTGAGTGCTTCTTTTCCATCCATTTCTAGAATCATATTATTGTCAAAACACCACCATTCCTCTATTTTATGAAGCTCACATCCAATTTGAAGTAAATCTTTTGTATATGAAATATTGTACTCATCGAAAATAAACAACGTTTTAATATTTGTTGAATTACCTACGCAATTCCGCAAATAAACATTAGTCAAAATAGCATTAGTCAAACTAGTACGATAAAAATTAGCATTAGTCAAATTAGCATTAGTAAAATTAGCATTACTTAAATCAGCACCACTTAAATCAGCATTACTAAAATCAACATAACTCAAATCAACACCACTCAAAATAGCACGTTGACCACCATCATTATTCACCCATTTTTTGTGAAGATCTAATATCTCATTCAATTCTTTTTGATTCATAATCTAACCCTTTCAATTCAATTCCAGAACAATCATACATAGGCGATCCAATCGCGTCAACTATTTTTGTTTCAGTGCAATTGTTTTTAATGTAGTTTTTTATTGCTTTTTCTTCTCCGTAATAAAAGCAAATAAGAAAAGAAAGAAAAACAATAACAATAAAAAAAACAACCCCAATTAATACAGCAACTTTTTCAGAAGTATTCATATCGCAATCCCCCATTATCAATTAACACTCAACGCAAGTATTTGCATTGGTCTTCACCCATTCAATAGCCTCTCCAATAGTCTTTGCGCTACTCAATAAAACATCTTGCTGACCACTTGCAAGCCAAAACTTACCATCTGGATCTCGATAGCCAGTTTCAACATCTCGAAAGCCGAAGCCAGTCATTCGATCAAGAATCGTTAGACTGCCTAAGTTTGAGTGAAAGTACAGTTGATAGTTTTCTTCGTTGTTGTACTCAGACTCTGTAAACAGATCGATGGATAGCTCATCATCTGCTTGCACCCCTGTATGAATCCATTGCCCTTTTTCATGCTGATACTTTTCCATGTCATTCTTCCTCGTCAAGAATTTCAGAATCGTAAACCGATTCAAATTCACAGTTAGCCTCTTCTACTGCTTTACCCTTAGCCTCTTCCGCTGACTCAGCATCAACCAAAACAATAGCAGAATGTTTTTCTGTTACTTTTACCTTGTACCGCATAACTATTCCCCCTTACTTACCCTATAGTCTGTTTCTGAAAAATCAGCGAAGTTTTTACCGACTGTCCCATCTGCTTTTAGAATTGCACCGAAAACCTTCCAACGCAAATCGTACGAAAACCGTGGCGCGCATATTGATGTTATCTTTATTTTCTCGCCTTTGTGTTTCCAGCCGACCATATCCACTATGTCGCCAATATTAAATGGGCATGTTTCTAACGCATAAGCGTTTTTAAGGTTTTCAAGCTTTATAGCAGCTTCTGTTGCTTCTTTTTTTGCCAACTCTATTTGATCTTCTGTAGTCATTACACTCTCAACATCATTTGACACTAAATCCGCAAACCAATACTCCTCACCAATTTCCACATCCTCGATCTTAGCAGGCATTGGAATCTCGATCCCACCTAAATCAAACATCCTCCCTTTTACCCGATAGCGATCAACATCCCCTGAAAAGTCATGGCTACCACCATCCCCCAAATCGCCACGAAAACCACGGAATTCAATCTCATACCCATTCGCGATAGCATCACCAATATGCGATAAATCACCATCAACCAATCTCTGTAATCCGCCCACAAGCGTTTCTTTGTGAACTAAACTACTAGCCAATATTGCTTTTACCCGTTCTTCATAAGTCAACATGCTTTTCTCCTTTTGCCATCCTAATCTACTTAAATGTCAAACAACCAAAAAACATATCAGCGACATACCCAGCATACTTCTCAACATCCTGCCTAATCAGAACCGCCGCAGTATAATCACTTTCAACTTCTGATAAGTATTCGAAAAATGAAAAGCTACAATCAACAACTCCATCATCAATAAGCTCAGCTATAAGCTCATCAATTTGATCGTACTCCCAGTCAATAATTAAACCCTCTACTCTACCCACCAGCCGTTGATAGCGCGTATCTTCGTCATCCTGCACATCTATTTCATGTTGCAAGCTCATTTCTCGCTTGTCTAGTAAACTCATATCGACTCCTTACAAGATCGTTTCTAATGTGATAATACTAATGCCTAATCAGTGGCGTGTCAACACTTTTGTTTGAATTAATCGTCACCCATAATGGCGTGAACTGCTGCGGCTATCAATAGGAATGTTATAGATATTAACAGGGCTATCATTACTTACCCATTAAGTTTTCAACCATACCCAGTGCCTCTCGTGCCTGTTCTGTCCATTCTGGCTCGTCTGCTCGGTCACAGAACGTCTCGACATCGTTTACCGCTCGCGCCAATTCTGCTTAGATCGAATCCTGCAAGCCTGCGCTGTGCTTATTTCAAAGTAATAGCTTAGCTCTGCCAGCGTGCATTTATGCTCAAGTCGTCTAAAACTTCGCAATTTGCCACTGTTCATTTTTGGCTTGCAGAAGCCTCGGTTAGTTTTCATTTTCTATTTAATCGCTATAAATATCGCAGCTTTCAGAACACCCACCAGATTGATCAAGTTCATCAAACATTGAATATTGAAGCTCTGGCATGTAATCGACAAATTCGTTAAATGGTTCTCGACTTGACGCAATTATGTCACTCGTTGTTCTGTACTTTCTAAACCACCTTCTAGTCAATTCATTTCCAGCATCGTCATACATTTTTGCGCCGCTAAAGCTATAATCTCGTTCCATTCTTGCCATAAAATCAAATCTTTCTGGCTCATGCTTTGCAATGGTCATAAGCTTGCGATCTGATTTTTTCCAGCACGTAACGCAATTGCCGTAGTGCTCAGGAACTTCTAAGTCAAAGTCCTGACCAGCCCACCAGTACCTAATTTGTTCTTTTGTCGTTGGATGCCAGAATACTAGCGGATAAAGTAACTTTTTATCGTTGTAGTCTGGGTTTATACGGTCTATCTCGTCAACCCTTATGCCGATAGCAAATGGCGGTTTTTCGTTAAACTTCTCCTTTATATATGAATTCATTGAGTTCAACTTCAATTCCCTGTTGCAGTGCGGGTAGTCCTTGTTAGGTATGCCGTATTTTTTAACTACTTGCTCGAATGGCTCACCATTTCTACTTGCTGTTTCAAATGTAACGACCTTGTGAGTTGATCCTTTCCTTTCATTGTGATGCACGACAGCTTCAACCCAAACTAAATTCAACCCCCATCTTTTATCGCAATCGTTGACAAACCTAAGCGTCCTTTCGTCTTCCAAGCCGGTGTTGGCAAAGATAAAATTTAGTTCATATTCATCTGATTTATTATCGATCAGCCATTTAGCCATGTATGCGCTTGTTCGGCCGCCGCTGAAACTTACGCTCAAATTAGTTTTCATAATGCAACCCTATAGATTCTTTACTGGTAACTATACTGCAAGACCTTTGATATTCTGCAACAACTAGCAATCTGGCTAGCGATATTGTTTCAATCATTAGAACTTACCCTTTTTGGTTTCTGCCGCTGGTGGCGTGTAGTTTGTCATTTCTTCGTATTGACATATAGCCATGTCATGTTTGAGATAATGCGTTTTTGTTTCGCCGTCTCGGTTTTTTGCCACGTCGATTTCAGTCACCGGTTCGACAATTCGGCCCCATGTGGTCATTCTTCCACCGCCTCGGCGTTTAGCCTCATTAGCCGCTCATACATTGACCCCATGCCGTACTTTTTGACGATAGCGGAAGCGGCTTCCTCGGTCAATTCATATTCAATATCATCTATCATTCCACTTTCGTAGTCTCGGTAATAAGTCGCATTAAGATTGTAAATTCCATCTTTCATATCAATGTTTTTAGTCAGCGCTCTTAAAGCGTCTTCAGCGCCACAGTTAGCGCACTCATCGCCAATAACATCACCAACTTTTGATGTTTTACGCAGTACCCGAAATGTCTTTTCAGCGTGCAACGTATCTTTGCTAAACCAAGTATTCGAGCTGACCCTCACTTTGCATACAAATTCACTCATCGCCTTTCTCCTTCATCACTGGACTAATGTCTACGCCAGATTTGGTTACCATTGAAATATGCCACTCATAAACCAGATCAACAACCTTTTCATCGTTCGACGTTGGATATGACAGCATGCCTCTGATTTCGTCTTTTATTGCATCACGCTTTTTTTGTTCAATCTGATCGGCTTTTTTGATTGGGCGGAATTGTTCAGGGTTAACCCTATAGTCATAGCTTTGTTCGTGATGATTCCAAAACACAATATGGCAGTCGCCGCCATTTGTGTCATACGTGGTAATGGTTACTCTATGCCAATAGGGTTTTAGTTCGTATTCTTCACCAACCTCCGGCAGCCACTGGCTTTCAGTCTCGACGACATCAGTGTCGTTAACATCAGGCTCATTATTCGCACACGCATCAAATACGCTTAGCTTATCAACTACTGGCTTAGCTTCGCTTGTGTAGTACTCGTCTGTTCCTATCATTTCATTCACCTCCAATTAATTAATAACAACACTATACCTGCAAACAAAACTCAATGCAACAAAAAAGGCACATAAAAGTGCCTTTCAATTTATTGTTTTTATTTTAGTTCTTAGTTTGTTCTAGGATCTGAGCAAACAGCTTGGTTGCGGAATCGTCTGCTTTGATGGTTGTCTCACTTTCAACAACTTCTTTATCATGCCATCCAACATAAGGTCGGTTCTTGATGTTATACTTCAAGGCATTAAAGTTGCTGAATTGATTGATGACACCCTCATCGCCACGAGCGTAAGCCTCTGCTAACTCTTCCCAGTAAATAGCAGCTTCAGCCCTAAACTCTTGAACGGCTTGTTCAAATTCAGGCTCATCCTTGCGCATCCGGTCAAATGTTTTTTGATCGATGTGCAAAACCCGCTTCTGAAGGTAGCGTTGAGTCTTGCCTTTCATGCCGCAAGCAATCATCGCCTCCTTCCAGCCTTCAGGAAGGTCGCTTATCATTTTCTTTGGAGCACCAGCCATGACAGCCTCACTTATAATTTGTTTATGCTATTATAGCATACAAGATAACAAGCGATAATCCTAGTAAAGGTTCTCCGAATAAAGAACTCCTGCTTTAGATACATTTCTAATTATCTGCCCGTTTTTCTCCGCAATAATCCAAGCTTCCTCTCTCGTGTGATAGTTTCCAAACTGATCAATGAATCCTTGATCGCTTCGGCGATCATTATGCTTACACTTGCCGTGAGCTTTTATATATTCATTTGCTTGCTCGCTCATGCGCCTGTCCCAGTGTCTAGCTCCTATTAAAACAGCTTCATAGCCATCGTCAAAAACAACTCGATTTGCGGCGCATACTATTCTTACATCCATGCTAATCAGGCTCCTTGAAAGTTACCTTGGCTACTGCATCATTGACAACTTTCTTAGCGCCTTTCACTGTCTCACCAGCATCGAGCTTTACCTTAATAAGCTTCTTTGACGCGACCTTCTTTGTCTCAAAGAACTCATCTGGCAACTCATCTTCGTTTTCAATGACAATCACCTCGCGGCCTTTCGGAATCTTGATCTCAAAAATATCCTTGTCAACATGCTTGACGCCATCACTCTTCATGTGGCTTGTGATCTCGGCCAACACAAGGTCGATTTGCTCTTGCAGCTTGTCTTGAGACTCTTTTAGCGAGTCAAGCTCAGTCTTTTTTGCTGCAACATCGAAGTCAACCACATTTTTCTTATTTTGCAATGATGTCAATGCTTGCACTCTTTCTTCGTAAAAATTCATATTGCCTCTCCTGTTATTGTTTGTGATTTTGTTAATATGCAATCAAGTATCGCATTGCATATGTTTTTGGTTTTGTTTTTTGGCTCTGACGCCCATGATCCAATTACCCACTCATTAAAGCAATTTTCAAGTCTTACATAGCACTTAGACTCAGAGTTATTGATCTCTATCGTACCGCCAATTGCAGTAAGAAGCTCCATTGCATGGCCTAAATCGTTGTTCGGGTGAAAGCTAATTGTGTCAAAAGCATTATCATTATTGGTTAGCGATACATAACGATTACCTGTCATTAGTGATCTTGCTGGGCTTGCCTTTAGCCCGCAAATCTTGCAAGCCTTTAATATTCTCCGCTGAGTATCGATATTCATAGACCCTCCTAATTAATTTCAAATTTGGCACCCCGTGCAGGATTCGAACCTGCATATCCAAAGTGTCTATGTTTTTCAAATTAAAGCTAACTTGGATTATTTAACGCACACGGCTTGGGACTGGCTGGGATTCGAACCCGTTAACCAGATATGTGCCTCAAGGAGGCATCATCCCTCTTGAAATTTGATTGGCGTGATTAAAGCCGTAGCTCATAGCGTCCAATCCCTATGCGTGTAAGCAGCCGCTTACGTCCGGCTAGTCGTTTTGCTATTTTACATCAACTCGATCATTTGCGGCTTGATCAGAGTACTCGAAACCATTATACCGCTTACTAAGCTTTTCAATGTTTGCATTAAGCACCTGTTCACGAGTAATGTCAAGTCCTTGTCGCAATCCTTCAAGATAAAACTCAAGATCACCCATTTCTTTGATAACAGAATCCTTGTCAAGCTCTCGATTATAAGCAACATACTTCTTGATTACGTCAACCAGCTCACCTGCTTCACCAGCAACACCTAAACTCATGTGGATTGCATGAGCTTTTTCTGGTGTAAGTGTAGCTAATATTTCTTCACCAGACTTCGCAAGTTTTGCAACCATATCACCGTAATCAATCATGGATCACCTTTACATACGGAATTCCAGCCTGAACCTTAATAATCTGACCACCAACAACCTGATGCATTGGGTCACGGCCTTTATAGGTATCTCTACCAATCGTAAACTCAGGCAGGTTATCGTTTGCAAGTGTTTCTTTTGCTACGACACTCAATTCTTTCGCTTTATTTTTCTTCGACATCTTTAATCTCCTTCTCAACTGATTCAATAACATTCTCTAATAGTTTTATCTTGTTGTCAACATAGGCCTTCATATTATATGAAAATTCTTTGTTTAGCTTTCCAATAACGAGAAACATAGGTAGTAACAATAAGAATAAAACAAGAATAACAAGCTCTCTTATCGCTACCCATAGATACCATAATACTTTAAGCATTCACAACCTCCAAAAACTCGTTTGAGCTTTTTAGTTTAACATCTAAATCTAGGTGACGAGTATAGATAACGCCATTATCCGTATTTAGCACGTAAAACGTCTCTTCCATTCCAAAATAGCCTTGCGTGTATGCGTATAGTGTAATGCCAGACTTGTATATTGGACTATGCACACTTCTTACAGCTTTTTGCGTCTGCAATACTCTAGCAAGATCTTCGCACTTGCTTGCAAACTCTGTAGCACTCATCTTCACAGCGGAATCACTCGACCCCCAATATGCGCTTCAATTGCTGTTTCACAATTGATTGACCGCCAGCATCTTTCTGCTGGATCGCCTTTTGCAAGCAGAGACTGATCACAAACAGAAATTAAGTTTGGATTATTTTTCTTGCGAGTAGCTACCGCTTGTTTTGCTGAATCAGATGCAGCTTCGCCTTTAATGCCCTTCGCTGTTTTTGGGTTGAAAGCCATGACACGCTCAGTGCCATCAGCTTTGATAAATTTTACAGACATAACTCGTGAGTTGCTTGATGAGATTAAATCTTTTAGTGTTTTAACTTTATCAATCATTTTGTTTCTCCTGCCGTTGTTTGATGTAAGTATATTAAGCCTACACCAAACAACTGTCAACACTTTTTAATTTATTTTTTTAACTCTGCAAAAGCAGCTTGTACACACTTAATTTGATGAATGCAGTCATCAACTGGATTGTGCTGCACGCCAACAAAATCAAGCTCTTTCTTTGGATTGACTCCTGTAACCGCCTCACATGTCTCCATTAGCGTCCTGAAGTCTGAGTGCTCCCAGTGACTAACATTACTGCTAAAATCTATTCCAACAGCCTCGCAGGCTGAATAGAGCCATAGGTTGTCTGCAAGGATGCCATTTCCCCATAGGCGAATATCGTCGTCCTTGAACTCAGCTTTTAGCTCACCAATCCACTCAAAAAACCACTCAAGAGCAACACCAAGAAGCTCATTGCCGGTTGTTTGAGAGCTGTACATACTCTGCTTTGCGGCATCAGACTGCTTGCGCCAAAAATCGATGGTGCTGTCTGTTATCTTTAATCCAGACATAACAGACGACGCAAGCGTCACTCCTGAATGAAAGTGGTGTTCAATATCTTGAGTATTGCCTTCTGGATCAAACACAACAGCAGCAATCTCCATAATCGCAGGAGAAATGCCTACGCCCATTGTCTCTAAATCCAACATAATATGAATTGTCATAAAGCCTCCTGTTAAAAATTATTAAGTGCTGGCAATCCAACACAAAGAACGTTTACGCCTAATGGCCCCCAAGTCTCGTGCAGCACCTGCTGACGATCATCAATCACAGCCTGTACGTTATACACATTTCGGATATGTGTGTCAAACAATTCCCGCTTGATAATGCTGTCTCTGCGCATATCGCCAGCTTCACGCATAAACAGCTCAAAATCGCTACCGAAATGATCGTATAGCCATTGCTTGGTAATGTCATAGCAAGATCCATCTCGACCACTCAGGAACACAATGCCGTAACCCTGTGCGTTTAACCCTTTCACAATGTCCATGACCCAAGTCTTAGGCAAGTCTTCACCGACACGCTCCCAGTCGTACCAGCCTCGCCCTTGTGATTCTGCTACTGTTCCATCAATGTCAACAACATAAACCTTTTCACCATCACCAGCGACATACTTACCATATTCATCACCTTTGTACTGGCACCACTGGCGTAAAATAACATCACTACCGACACCGCCAAATCGCTGATTGTCTCGTGAAATGGCGTCTCGAAGATCAACGTCGAAGTGCTTTTCTTCGACTTCATACCCCATCTCAATCAGCTTATTAGCCATGTCGATCCTACGACCGATATTCAAATTGGTATCAGCAAGAATAACATTCATCCCCTGTAATGCAGCGTACTCAATTAACTCCCAGTACTTGCGAGTAACTTCATCTTCATTCTTTTTGTTGAATGTCCAGTTATTCCAGATCTTGGACCCACCATTAAATCGAATATCGTCTCGACACACAACAATCCAGTCGGCACGATTCCGAACATACTCTTCCGCCCAAGTAGTCTTTCCGCTACCGCTAATTCCTACACAAATAATTGCTTTCATTTATTACTCCTTTCGAAAAAACATGTACAATTTTTTCAA